TGTGTTACCAGCTACCAATGCTGGAAATGCTTTCCATGCAGGTATTGCTATTGGAAAGTTCCACGGCGTTATCGCACCAATAACTCCCATTGGTTGTCGAATAGTCATCACCATCTTATCTTTTAATTCAGATGGATTTGTTTCACCAGCCATTCGTCTACCTTCACCAGCTGCATAATATGCCATGTCGATTGCTTCTTGAACATCTCCTCTAGTTTCAGCAAGAATCTTGCCCATCTCTTGAGTCATGCCCTTTGCAATACACTCTTTATCACGTTCCATAATCTGTGCAGCTTTAAAAAGAATCTCTGCACGTTTTGGTGCAGGTGTATGGCTCCACATCTTGAAAGCATCTTTTGCAAATTCAACTGCACGATCAATATCAACTCGGCCTGAGTCTTGAAACTCACCAACTTCTTGACCCGTATGTGCTGGATTATGAGATTTAAAAGTCTTACCAGTAATAGACTCCATCCACACACCACCGATAAAATTCTTATAAATCATTTTTCATCCTCCTTCTTCATATACAATTCACCATCAGCACAAATCAAATCTTTCCCATAAGTTTCATCATGGCCAGAAGTTTTGGCTCTTTCACAATCAGCTAATGACTCATGTGAACTTACATAATGATATGGCCCATTGTCAAACCACATAGGTTGATACAAATAAGCACCAAATACAAGACCAATAGTAATTAAAATAACAGACATAACAAACCTCCTTTTAATAATAAGTTTTTACTAATTTATAACATGCTATCAATACTACAACACCACCAACCCACATCCATAAATCTCCTTGTGTCATATCATACTCCTCTAGTAATTGCTACTATTTTATTAATTTGTTTTTGAACAATAGTTGTTCTACCCGGCCATTTAATATATTCGTTTTCTGGATTCTTCATCAAATTATATAGCAAAGGTAAAATTAATTTTTCAACTTTTTTCATTTGTCCTTTATAAACTTCTTCTAACTCAGCTTTGCGTTTTTCAAAAAGAACTTGATAGCTATTATCATCTTTGCGCATTTTAATTAATTCATCAATCTTGCCTTCTAATGCACCAGTTTCTTGTTGAGTAGCCTTTGCTACTTTCTCTTGTACTGCTGTTTCAAACTCCTGTACTTCATCTTCATCTACAGTAGTAAAACCAAAATCCATGTTATAATCTATATCATCTATACTGTCTAAATCAAAATCTGCCATTGTACTTCTCCTTTAAAATGGTTGATGCATCATACCAGTTATATGTGGATTTGCTTTCATAATCTTGACTAACTTCTCTAACCACTCATCTGCATCTTTAGCTGGTTTCTTGAACACTTGAACATCAAACGATTCAGTACAAGCAACCAAGATAACTATTTGCTGTATCTCTATCCCTGTCATTTCTTCAAACATTAACTTATAAGCAAATGTCTGCATATAATAATCATCAATCCATTCTGCTTTCTTTGGTTTGCGTGATGTCTTAAAATCTATAATAGATAATTGACCATTATACTCTGCTATACAATCAGTCGTACCAGCAACACGCAACAGATCAGAAAACAATGGAATTTCTAAACCTACTATATTATTTATATTACCAAGTAAGAAGCGTAGACGATTAAATGTGTCTATAATCTTCTTTTCTTCTTTATCTAACTTAACTTGTACATTAGACAAATAATACTCAGCTAATTGATGGACAGCCGTACCAATTCTTGCCGACTCTTTAGAAATACGTTTGGCTTCTTTTTCACCAACTTTAGCTTTCCATGCCTCAAGACCTAAATTTTCTTGTTGTGCTAGTATTGTTGTGATACTTGGGTAGTTGTTACCATCAGGAGTTACATAAAATCTTTTTCCATCAATAACTTTTATCTCTGGACATTCAAAATCACCAACATCATCTCTGTGTATAAATTTCTTCATGTATGTTTACTCATTTTATCAAGCATATCTCCCATTCTACTACAAACAATCTTTAAAACTGGAATCAATGCTTTTGGATTATGTTCCATAAACAATGGAGCTTCTTCTGCTTTAATAACACGAAGCGTCACATCACTAACTGCTTTTACTGTTGCACTTCTTGGTATATGTTGTAACCAACCAAGTTCACCAAAGATTTCATTCTTACCAAGTGTGGCAATCACTTCATCATTCTTTAACACTTCACATTCACCATGTTCTATTATATATGCATCACGATCTGTGTTGCCTTCTTTAAGAACTATCTGGCCTTTCTTAAAATAACGAACCATAACAACCTCCTAAATATTACACACTACTCATCCACCAAATAATTGCTATCAAAAATGCTGACCAAATCCCCAATATCAACAAAGTTCGATTATTAAACATTTTTCTTCTCCTTAAAATACAAGTAGTGATGATTTGGATGAACGTAAGACTTAAGCTTATTAAGTGTACCTTTCATCTCAGCATTTTCTTTCTTTAACTCTTTAAGCTCATCTTCTATAGTCTTAGGCACAATTTCTACTACTTTTACATTCGGATCTGCCTCCATCATTTTGTTTTCGTCATAGCAGCTAGAGGATTTTCTAATGCTTTTGTTATTTTCTTATCTATTTTTTTCTCCAAGTTCTCAATTTGAGAATCAACTTTAGTCAACTTATCATCCCATCTTTTAGACGTTTGTGTGATTAAATCTCTTATCTCACTCTCTGCACCTCTCATAGCTTGTCTTGTTTCAAGACCATCTTCTCTTGACCTTTTATCTATCGCAGAAATTTGATCTGATTGTTCTCCAATCTCTCCTTTAATATCTGTACGAATATCGCGAGAAGTTTCTTGTGCATCTGCAACAAGGTCTTTTAACGCACCAAGTTCTGTATTAATAGTTGTTCGTTGTTCTTTGATAAGAGTTTCCATAACTTCAATACGTTTATCAAAACCAGATAAATCTGGTGCAACATATTCATTGATCTTTTGTTCCATAGATTGATAACGTGTCCACAATTCAAATCCACCCCAAAGACCACCAATAATTGATCCGAACAATGGAAACAATACTAATAAATATCCACCTTTAATACCTGTTACACTAACTCCCTTGTACTCTACGTCTGCCATTATACCACCGAAAATGATTCGCCACAACCACAAGTGTTTGTAGCATTAGGATTACCAAATTGAAAGCCATTACCTTCCAAACCACCCTCATAATCTAATTCAATGCCTTTCAAGTAAATTAAACTCTTTTGATCTATTACAACTTTAAAATCTGGATAGTCAATAACAGTATCAATCTCTTGAACTTTATCTGCTTCTTCAGAATATAATTCATAAGACATTCCAGAGCATCCACCACCTGCAACAGCTAATCGTAAATTGTCATCACCTTCTAATTGTGACTTAGCCATATTATATGCTGACTCCGTAATATGTATTATCTCTGCCATCTATTCTCCTTATTCATATTGTGCATCTGTCATAGCATCCATCATTTGATCTGACCCAAGATTAAATATTCCACCAAGAGGATCTGCATAACTCTCTGATGTGTACTCAACAGTCGTATCATAAAATGCAACATCTGGTATTTCTTGTTGTTGATAAGAACGAAATCCTGGTGTTCCAAGAATACCCATCAATGCTAACTTCGTACCATCTGCATCTCCACCTGCCATCTGTACTGCTTGTAAAACTCTTGTAACTATAGCTTGTACTGCTTTTGCTTTATCTGTTTTAGTTTCTTTCGTATCTTCTTTTTCTTCTTTTTGTTCAGAACTAGATTCTTGTTCTTCAACAGCTGTTTCAACTTCTGCTACTGCTTCTGCAACTTCTGCTACTTGTTCTGGTTGACTATCATTAGATGCCATACCCGTATTAATCTGGATTCTCTCTATCTTACCAGCAACAGTTGGAACAGATAATGTAACTGCTGTTGGTGTTGCCGTTACTCCAACATTAATATTACTAGTACCAGATGGAGTTGCAACACTTATTTCCATTGTAGCTGTATCAATAGCAGACACACCTGTATCTGTAAGAATATCATCAACAGCATTTGCAACTAAGTCTAATACTGTATCCTCTACATTGTTAATCAGTTCATATGTTGCAGTTAAATTAATTGCATTGGTTTGAGGTCCTGCATAACCACTAGACAAACTCACCCCTTCCATAATCAAACCAAATGTTGCAAGAGAATATGCTAATGTATTCTCTGGAACAATTAATTGACTAGTTACAGTTTCATATGCTGAACCAGATGCCATGGTAAATTCTTGTGTATCAGAATAAGTAGTCGTTCCATCTGTTACTTTTATCTCAACAGTAAATTCATCACCACCAACACTATTCCTATCTCTAACACCAATGGCACTATCCATAGTGAAACCCTGAAGCATTTGTTCCTCAGTCAAAAACGTACTGATGTCATTCATAATACTAAATTTCTTACCATGTCTATCCCAATAAATTACATCATCATCTGTACCACTATCTGACCATATATCAGTTCGTGGGTCATAAGAACATTGACCACCAGTTCTCACACATTCGTGAGTAGCTCCTGCACTTTTCTCTGTTACATCAGCAGTCGTTTCTGTATCTGCAAACACATTATGGGCCAGGAAGATCATCACTAGGCAGCTAAATAACGTGATGATCTTCCTGTTAAATCTGGATAGACTAGGGGAATCTTCACTCACCAGGTTACCCAGCTTTTTAATAGTAGTCATCATCCCAATCAGGCTCCTCATCATTCTTGTAAGTATCTAACTCTTTAACTTTATCTTTGTTCTCTCGTTTCTCTCGCCATTCGTGATAGTCTGGTCTGCGATATGGTTCTTTGTCCCATATGACTTTTGCAGCTTCTCCAATCTTTCCATCTATCGGACATGGAGTACCAGCCATTTCCATGGCTTGAAAAACTCTTGTATCTTGACACATTAAACTAACACTAGCAACTTTCATACCCATACCATATAAAGAACGTGCAAGTTTTAATCGTTCACAATTCTCATCTCTTATCGTTTTACCAAACGAAAGACCAAACCAAGCTGATTGTGCCGCACCACTTATTCCAGTAGTACATACATCTTGATTATTTATAATTACATTTGGTGAAGCAGCTGTACTAGGTGTTCTGTCAACTGTTGTCGTTCCTGTGACTGTCGAACTACTTACCGTATTACTATCTGCTCCATATACTGTGTGTGATAATAAACTAACCAACAAAAACATAACAAGTGAAATTACGAATTTCACTTTTCTTACTCCTTATAGTTGAGTGTCCCTCTCTTTTGAATAATTCTTTTCTCTGTTATAATCATATCCATCTTAACATCAAATTCGTTCAGCTTCAATTTCCATTTATATGGTAAAACTTGAAAATCATATGCTATACCAATTATACAAGTTGTCTTTGGTAATTGATCTAAAAATCTATCATAGTATCCTTTGCCTCTACCATATCTTGCTCGTTTTTCATCAAAGACTACTCCTGGGACAATTACTAAATCAACATCTAAAACATTCTCTCTCGGCTCTGGTTCTGGATAATATATCTCTTTATCAGAATACTTCTCAGCATCATGTATAAGAAATTGTGTCGAAACTTCATTCCCAACACTCTTATAGATATTTATATTTCCAGCACTTTTCCACTCATGCGTACTCCATACTGATTTTTGTATTTTCTCAGATAGCTCCAAACATTCTTGAGAACACATACGATTTCTACGATACATCATCATATTTCTCAAGAATATTTTAAGAGCAAACATTACGGTCCTTTTGGTCTTTCCATTAATGTAATTTCAACTTCAATTACTTTACCATCTCGCAATACTTCCATCTTAACTACTGTACCCGGAGCATGCTGTGCAATCATTGTCGCAAAATTAGTATGCTTCACAATTTCACCATCTAACTTTTGAACAATATCATGTTCTTTTAATTTATCAAATGCCGCTCCGTCTTTAGTTACCTTCACAATAATAACATTTCTACCAAACTCTAAGTTATTACTTTTAGTTTCATTACGATCTAATAAACGATAATGAACTCCTAAGTAACTCCATTTAATTTTTTCACCCTGAGCTAATCGTCTAATTATATTTTGTGCATACTGTCCATCAATAGCAAAACCAAGTCCAATACTTCCACCAGCTTCTTGATTAGGAGTTGGTGAAAGTATTAAAGTATTAATACCAACCACTTCTCCATCTGCATTGAACAACGGCCCACCAGAGTTACCACGATTCATCGCTGCATCTGTCTGGACAAATGGAACAAAAGGAGGAGCAGCCCGCAAAATAGTCCTATCGACAGCAGAAACGATACCGAAAGAAACACTAAAGTCCAATCCAATAGGTGACCCAATGATGATCGCATGACCTCCCAACCTCGGCTTATCACCCCATTCGACTGCTTGGAACTTTTCCTTATCATCATTCTTGATTTGGAGTATTGCGATATCGGATGTTGCATCATAATTAAATACTGTCGCTTCATATATTGCATGATTACTAAATCCTACTCTAATTATACTTTTATGATTAAGGGCATTTCTTATTACATGCCAATTCGTAACAACAGCACCAGTTTCATGTATAACAAAACCACTACCAGCAGAAAATGGATTGACTTCTGGTTGTTGTATTTCAACAGTAACCGTTACAACTGCCGGCATTACTTTTTCTATAATAGTATGTGGTGACTGAATACCATATCCAGCAGTATGTTCAATAACTTTTGTTGCAGCTGCACTACCAGCAGTTCCTAATGCTGAAAGTGCAGTAACACCACCACATCCAAGTGTTATACAAAGACTACCAATAACTATTAAATTTTTAATGACTTTTTGTAACATCTCTTTCTCCTTCAGAGAGTTAAAAAATAAGTCAAGGAGTATGTAAATCTATATCATTTCCACCAAGAACACAGCTTTTATCTTGTCCCTTGTAAACAAACACAATTGCCCATTGACCGTTGCTTGAATTAATCCACATACTAACTGTTGCTAAATGTTTATGCTTATCATCATTGACTAATCCATCTGCAGCTAATTGCATTTTGTATTGTTTCACAACCATATTCTTGATAAATTCTTTAGTATTACAATATAGTAAAACCTCATCTACATTTTTCAACTGTTTTGTACCACTTATAGCTGTACTACTACTTAACGTCATAATCAAAACTAAACTCAAGCAATAAATTATTTTTTTCATTAATCTCTAACCTTAATATTAGCACCCGGCACATTAGTATTCATTCTTTCCAAAATATTCTGAAAATCTCTGGGAACTTTCTTTAATCCAATCGTTACAGGATCAACAATTTGTGACTGTCCAACAAGACGAATAACACTTCCCTTATGTTCACATTTTGGACATGGTTCATTTAAGGGAGTATCCATATTAGCTATAGTTTCAAACTGCTCAAAACTATGCGTACATTCACTACACTCAAAAACATAATTTGGCATTATACACTCACTCCTAATGGTATTTCAAATTTTGCTAATCTATTTTTCCACTTCCAAAAAGATTCACCATGATCTGACCTATGAAGATGCATCCATTGCCATTGATGAACCATCTCATGTGCTAACACAAACAAAAATTCATTTTTATTAATAAAACGATCTGAAATAGAAAGAATAGCATATATTTTTCCATCATATTCTTCAAATGGAATATGTTCTGCGTGACAGCCTTTCTTTTGTTTTATTTCTATTTCGTGAAAGGGATAGATTTCATCTCTGAAAATCTCTTGATTAAAAATATTGAACCAACGTGTGATAAGATGTTTCGTTGGAAAAAAGGTTTTTAAATATCGTTCCTCACCAATTTTATTTTCTTTGTAAGCTCTGCCCAAGTTAGTTTCGTAACTTCTCACTTCTTGAATTACAGGATTTTCTTTTGAAACGTACATTGAACCTCCTTTACTTATATCTATGTGGCCTTCCTCCATTCGAGCGTTTTGCATAAACAGTAGGACCTGACTCGTTTCTATTTGGTGCAGAAATATCTGCTTTAAAATCTCTAGTCACATCATACTGTGTAGTTAATGTTGTACCAAAAAAATTACCCTCATACTTTTCTCCATTCCAATTTAATTTAAAATAATGATCGTCCTCATCAACCAAATCAACTTTAATATGTTTTTCTTTGAAAGCTTCTACTACTATTGCTTCATTATCATATAATTTCTTTCTGCCAGATTTTACACTAACAGTAGTTTTTAAATTTTCACCATCTGTTGTAACACCTATGGCCATTTTATGCTCCTTTTTCTTTATATAAATTTGGCCAAACTTCTAATACCAATTTAGAAGTAAGACCTTTTACTCTAACTTTCTTTTTTAACATTTCCATATAAACAAAAGCTTCTGATGGATGCATACTTTCTAATATCTGAATTAAAAGTTGTTTTAATCTCTCAGGCTTTACTCCACGATTTGCTGGATGTCCTTTAACAAAAAGAGAACACTTTGGTATCTCCTGATAAAGATTATTTTCAGATAATCCAACTGGTGAATCATTTGGAGTAAAATCTGGTTGATCTTTTATCAACCATTCTATATTTGGATCAAAAGCACCTCTTAAAATATGTTGAAGTACTGGAATAGTTTTATACTGTTCCAATATTTCTTTTTTATCTTTCTTGGTTTTAGCTGTTTCAATCTTAGTAAAAATTTCAGGTATAGTTTCTGTAAATCCATCTTGTGCCATTAGAAATCTCCTATATGTTCAATTAACATTTTCAACCTATGCTTCACAAAATAATTTAACAAACCACTTCTATTAGGAGGTGTCTGTCCATTATATTGTTCCATAATCTCAAGTACCATTGGAGGTGGAATAAACTCAAAGTCTATCAACTCTTGGTTTCTATCCCAACCATGCACCATGCCATTATCAATCCAATCTTCTCTATCAAGTGGCAACCATTTAGCAACTTTCTTCTTGGTAATTGGTTTCTGTCGATTACCTTCAGCTATGCAGTTATCAGCTGATAAAATATTTGGAATACCATCTCCCTTATCACCACGAATAATATGCTCTTTCAAATAAGCTTCTGCGTCAATACCCTTCAACATCTTTCCACGCATCGGAGAATATTGTCGTATTTTCTTATATTTATACAACTGGTTAAAGTCTTTATCACTAGAAACGATTAAAGATAGCTCATTTAAGTCATTATTTGCGTGTTTAGCCAATACTGCTATTACATCATCGCCTTCTGCGTGTGGGACTTGTATCACTTTATATGGAAAATGTATCTTTAGCTCATCAGTAATTTTGGCAATTGTTTCAAATAATGCTGACCAATCCATGCCTTGTTCTTTGTCTTGCTTATCTCTTTGCTTCTTTCTATGGGCCTTATAAAATGGAAAAGCTACCTTTCTCCAACTAGAAAGATAGTCCGTACAGATAACCATTTCACCATATTTATCACCATATTTTTTACGATATGATCTAACACTATTCAGTACTAAATGTCGAATAAAGTCCTCTGAAAATCTTTCTTCATCAGGGATTCTGGAAGCCACCATAATACTACCAACAATTATATTTGAAAAATCAAGTAATATCATAATACCCCATGATCTTGATATTCTAATAGTTCAATATTGGTAACAGAATCCAAACGAAATGAACGCCACTCACCCTTATTAATGTCAAAAACAGGCAACACTTCTTCATTCTGTTTTCGATCAGTATATTTTGTAGGAGGAACTAAACTTTCTTGCA